AGATTTGTTACAACATGCCCTAATAAAATTATTAAAAAACATTTTTTCGCAAGAACCATTTGAGCAAAACATTTATATAAGGTTTTCAGTCTCTTTGGAGCAAATTATATTTGTTGCTTTCGTGATATTGAGTTTATTATATCTTATTTTTTTAGTATGAATTCAGAATTTATAGAAACTATTACAGAAGAATGGATTTTGTCCCAAATGGAAGAATTAGGATTAAAACGCAAAGACCTAAAACAGGATATAGGGCTGGATACTGTATATCTTTCTTTGTTTTTTGCAAAGGAAGATAATCCGAGAAAAATACACCTTTCAAAGACCACAAAAGCCATGTTCTATTATTATTTTGAATGGAAAAGAAGCACCCTACAAAAACGAAGCAAGACTATTTAGATTGTTCCTTACAGGTTTTTTAAAATCAAAATAACAGCGCATTAGTATCATATCTCTATAATCAGGAGAACGACCTAAATTCTGTTTTATACTCTCTTTCCCTAAAAGCGTAACGACATCAGTATCTGGAATCCGCTCTATTGTGTCCAGTTCTTCTTTTATGTATTCTTTCTGCTGTTCGGATAGTTCAGCGGAAATATACATTTTATTCTCATTGATGATTTTTTCAGCCAAATAAACCAACATTTGAGTTTGCAAGTTTCTGTATTTAGGAGTATCCTTTCTTCCCTCGCTGACTTCTTCATCAAAAGGTCGTGCGTTATTCACAAATCCTACCACGCCTAAATTATCTACTACTCCGCCACCTACACCATCGGCATCCACAACGCAATTAGATTTAGGAATGTTATATCTGCTTTGTAGTGTTTGGATGCAAGATTGTATTTCGGTGGTTTTACTTATTTCAAATTCATAAACTTCTATCAGCTCCCAGTCTTCCCAAACACCAATAACAGCCTTATCAGAACCAAACCTTGCTACATCGGCAGTGATATATTTTTCTTTTCCTTTTTCTATATGCGAATTAGTAAAGACTTCTAAAATCCTATCATATACACAAAGTTTATACGGATTGTCATCATACTCCCAATTCCCTTTCAAAAGCCTTTCTTTCTTTGCTTTGTCTGATGTACTTTCCAGCTGTTCTATATAATCCTGACCGATAAACGGATTTTCCTGCACGAAAGCCTGTAAAAAGGTTTGTTTTTCTGTGAGTTTTCCCTCCAAAGATGGTTTGTAGAAATAAGAATACATCCAGTTCTTTTTAGGGTTGCAGGTAATGAAGATTTTAGGTGTCAAGTTATACTCATCATTAAGATGCCTCCCCACCCTTGTTTTTAAAACATCAAAAGCACCAAAATTAACCTCTCCCCCTTCTTCTATCCAGCCTCCTGTGTATTCTACCGAACCATATCGCTCATACAATGGGTCTCTTGGAAGATATCGTAAATCCAGCATATCTATTTGAGAGCCGTTTTTAAAGCGAATAAAGTTATCCTGTCCGTTGTAGACAAACTCTGATTTAGGGATGCCGTAAGCATCGCAAACCTTATAAAGGGTAATAAGGGTAGACATACGAAGCCGTTTTAATTCTTCCCTGCCTATAAACCATTTTGTCTTTGGAAATGCCAAGCACTGGAACACCAACCACGAAGCACCAAGCCAGCTCTTCCCTCCTCCTGCTGCACCACCATAAAGAAACTCACGAGTAATATTGTCCGTAAGGATTTTTAAAGCCTGTTCTTGCTTTTCGTTTTTCTTTCCCTCACGAACTGTTATAAAGTCAAAAATCCCACGAGTATAAGCGTGGGTTTTCAAACCTAATGGGTCAATATTACTCAGAATGTTCTGCATCCGTTAGCCCTTTTTCTGCATTTATCAATTCTTTTATTGCTTCATCAGAAAGTTTGGAATAATCAAAACGATTTTTGTTTTCTACTTCCATTTCTACCTCTCTCTTGTCTCGCCACATCTGTGGATTTCTGTTTTTAAGCCAAAAAATCTGTGCCGAAGTCTCTGGCGGATAGTAGTCTTCTACTTCTATTATTTCCACCTTTTCCTTAGAGCCCTCTCCATTTGTTGTCTCTCTAATTTTAATCGGCACTTGTCTTTTTTCCTTGTATCCTACTGCTTTTTTATAGAGCATCGATGCTACATTAGAGTCTGCATCCTCTTTTCCCCTTTTTAGGGACTCTAAAAACTCTGGGTATTCATTCTTCCAATTATTCAAAGTCGCTTCTGAAATCTCAAACAAGTTTGCTATTTGAGTATCAGTAAGTCCAGCCAAGCAGTATTTAAAAACCTGCGGAACATGGTATTCTTTATTGTATTTTGTTGGTCTTCCCATATTACTCATTGTCTATCAATTCTGCGAGTTCTTCGCCTTTTACAAATTTAGTGTCTCCGTTTAGGTGGAATCTTTCTAAAAAGAAGACTTTATTTTCATAGCTGTCAAAAGAAACCATGAAATAAGGGTCTCCTTCATACACTGCGCCTTCTTTTACCTTTTCTTTAATCTCTTTTATTTTTGCTTTCTTTTCTTCATCGGAAGGTTCGTTGTCGCTCTCTGTCTGCTCTTCCTCTCTTGCTGCCTCTTTCTTCTCTGCCTGTGGTTCAAATGTCGGAATGTCTATTTTAATATCTACTGGGATTTCTACTTCTACGAATGACAAATCCACTTCATCCAGTCCAGCAAGATTTACATCAATATCAGGAATCATTAAAGCTAATTTAGCGTAGTCCATTTCTCCCTGAACAGATTTAGAGTTAAAGAAGATATTTAACTCTTTTTCTGTTTTTAAATCCACATTGACAACTTCCACTTTTATTTCATAGTCGTTATCTTTTGTTTCAGGATTGTATTTATTAACTTCATCTGCTATGGATAGTTTTTGATGTCCTGAAACGAGGTTTTTAGTTTGCTCGTTCCATACCATGCCTCCTATGATTCCGTTTTTCTTTATGTTGGCTTTGAGTTGTTTTCTTGCCTCTTCGGATATTTTACGAGGGTTGTAGTCAGCAGGAGTTATTTCGCTTCTCCAAACTATTTTGGTTTCACTTTGTTTTATTTTGTTCTGCATAGTCGTGTTCAAATAGTATTCTTTCTACATCAGGATATTCTGCGATAACCTTTTTAAGGTCGTTTGGTTCGTTTTGTCTGCACCAAAGGAGAAAAGATATATTGGTAAAATCTGTCCCTTGGCTTCTGGTGTTTCCAGTATTGCCGTATCTAAGTGGCTCTATAAGGCGTTTTTTCTTGATGAAATTTAATACATCTTTGTTTTTCCATTTAGAGAGAGGATACACCTTTTTTGTCTTCTCGTTGGTTATCTCGTTCTCGTAGCCTCTCAACATTAAGCGCCTGTTTAGACTATCAGACTGCTTGAATCCATATACTGCCCATTCTATGCCTGTTTGTTCTATGATTTTGTCAGTGATTTTTGATAAATTATATTCAGCATATGGTATCTGTTCTGCACCAAATACACCATATTTTTTATTGTTGTAGTAGGAATAATGCGGAGTTTGTATAAATTTAGCGTTTTTATATCTATTTTCAGCCCATCTTATAAACTTGTTAATGTGGTTAAGGTCTTTAACGGCATACATATAAACACAAACCACCTGTTTAAAATACGGGCTTAATAACTCAAGCAGAGCGATACTATCTTTACCAGCACCTGAATGAAAGAGTAAAACCCTGTCAGTCTTTTCAGACAGGGTCTTAATTGCTTTTAGAGTATCTAACAAAAGGCTCATTATAATCCAGCTCTTGCTCTTCTTTTTCTACCAGCATCTACAGCTCTCGCTCTACCTGCTAAATAGTCTGCCTTTCTTCTATAATACTCTTTTTTACTGCCCGACACTCGGACTGCATAATTTTCTGGCATAGTTTTTAGTTTTTAGTTAATAATTCACTCGTAACACCTTACAGCCCTTCTTTGGCTATAATATTTTTAATAGAAATTGCAAAAAACGCTGGCACTTCTTCAGGTTCTTCGCCTTTTAGATTTTCTTTATAATCTTGGTAAACCTCATTAAGGTCATCACAGCCTAAATCATCGCTTAAAAAGTTCATATCTTCATCGTTAAACCAAAGCATATTGATTTCTTTAATTTCTACGATTAAATGCCAACTGTTGTTGTAATTTGTGAAATAAATATACTTTACATCTTTATAAATCTTATCGCACTCGGCAACGCCATTTTTATCTATATATTCAAAATCAGGCTGTTTTATCTTTTCAAGGTATTCAGCTTCTTTTTTAGAATCAATAAACATTTTGCTATAGGTAGGATTAAAATTTCTAATCTCTACTTTTTTAATGCCATTGAGAATCTCAAGAGCGTTGCTTTTTTGCATTATTAACCTGTGTGCTTCTACTTCTTTACTGCCAATATTTATTTTCATTTTTAATCTTTTTAAATCTTTCTATTGTTTCTATTATTGTTATTCGGTCGAACTTAAAGCCTCTTAATCTGGCTAATTGTTCTAATTGTTCAAATCTTTCTGTGCCTATTTTCTTTATTAGGTTTTCTCTGTATGGTATCAAATTGCCGTGTTCATAGAGGTTGCATTGTACGCACTGGCTGTGAATATTATCTAAATCAAACCTCACGCTGCCATAATTACCCCTGCTGAAGTAATGCCCTGCGTTGCATTGGCTTTTTGATTTCAATTTTCGACATGATATACAAATAAAATCGCCTCGTTCGTTTATCGCATCTCTTTGCCTTACATAGGCATTTACAAGTTTTTGGGCTTCTTCTATCAACTTGCCCAGCTTCTTGTTTTTATACTTTTGTATTGTTTTCGCCTCTATCACTCTACAAAGGTCGCACTAATATAATGAATTCAATCTAAATAAAGCGGTTTAAAGCGCGAAAAATCAAACTTTTACATTTTAAAAACCGCTTTTTGTGACATTATACTAAATTAAACTTTTTAAAGCATCTAAATTCATTTATTTCAGTGTCAAAATACACTTGAACAGTGTCATTTTGTTTGCGCTGGTTTTGTTCTGTTTTTGGCATCAAATCAGGGCTTAACGTGCCCCACGCCTCACGAATTTCGCCATTTACTTTTTGAAAGTAGAATTTAACTATTTTAGTCTGCATTTCTTTTTTTAGCTTAAAGTTTGCCCACGCTTTTTTCAAACATTCTGAAAAGCTGAAGCCTGTTTGTTTGAAGAACTGCCAAGCAAGGCTCATAATGTTTTTTAGGTTTGTTGCTTTCATTTTGATTGATTTTTTAAGTTAATATTTAAAAGCCTTTTTGTGACTTGCTTAGGTCGATTGTTTTTAATTTAAATAATAGTTGTTATAGTATAGATTAACATAAGTGTTGCCGCCTTCTAATATTTCGCCTGTTACATCACATCTGTCAA